TCATTTTATTATTGTTTTAATTGTTAGTTATTTTTTTATTATTTTAGTGAAAAATTAAGCCTACTTTTTTATTATCTGTTATAGCTTGTAAATCGTTTGCGCTTGCGTCTATATATCCCGCCGCTGTTAGTTCGTTAGAGGTCTTAAAAATGCGTGCGTGCCTATGCTTTTTCACATCAATCAAATCATCTGTTTTACTACCTTCTGAAAATATGATTTTTAGGTTTTTCGGTACTGTTAAACCTTCGACAAAAAATTTGATGCTCTTAGTATAAGCGTAAAAAATTACTTCTTTGTTATCGTTTGCAATATCAACCCACTTCTGTAAATATAAAGGACTGTAAAAATCGCCGCTATCATGAATTCGTACATGAGTAGGCTTTTTCTTTTGTATCTCTTCATTCATTAGGCTGTTAAAATTATCCTGTTTGCTTATTTCGTACTTCTTTTCCATTAGTTCCTGGACTGCTGGGAAACGTATATAATTTCCCTTCTGAGCATAACAATAGGCTTGGCACCCTCCCGCAAATGGGCAGGTGCTTTTTCCTGATTTAGTTTTATAAGCGGGGATACTAAAATTGAATATCTTAGCTTTATTTTCTTTAGATGTTTTTTTCATCTTTGCGTTTTGTGTTAATAAATTCATGTGTTTATAGTTTTAATATTAGTTATTTTTTTAATTGTGCTCCTTACAAGTTGGGCATATTCGAATATCTTGGTTAAGTTCATCACCGCAACAAGAATAAAAGCAATCATTACACAAATCTTCATCTTCTTGTACTTCTTCATCTGTTAAGTAATTATCGCAATGATTACATTTTTGAGCTTCTGGTTCGTCCCATTCTATTGGGTCTGTTAATATAGGTGTATAAGTCATTTTAAAAGGGTTTAAAGGGTTATAAATTCAATTAGTGTGATGATTGTACAAAGTGCATAGATTAAGCCGTACAAGGTCGCACATGTTAAGATTGAAAACAAAATATTTTCGCCTATTGTATAGCTTGGTTTAATGTTTACTTTTGTAATATATTTAGGATATTTATTTTTCATGATTATTTCTGTATTTTATTGAGTAATGCTAAGTCTTTTTCTAGTTCTTTTAAATCGTCTTCACTTAGACTGTAATAATTATCTTCATTGTAAGTCCTAAGACTAACAAGTATTGAGTTAAAATCATAAAGCCTTAAAGGCTCGCCCAGTAAGTCCCCGATATATTCTCCGTTTAACACTTTTGTTTCTATATAGCTAGTGAAAATTCTTTGTCTTATCGTATTTATTTTATTCATAATTGTAATTTTTAAAAGATTGTTATATTATTGTATTGCATTAGATTTATAATTGTAACGCTTGTTATTAAGCAAGTAGCAAAGAAGTATAAAAATATATATTTGCTACTTTCTTTTATTTGATCTGGATTTTGTGTTTTTGTATTCATGTTTAAAGTTTTAAAGGTTTATAGAAAGTTAATGCAGTAAGCTATTATTCCAGCCGGAAGGCTTAAAATAAAAAGCAAATTAAAAATGCCTGCTTTTGTGTTTTGTGTTTGTGTTTTTTGGTCCAAAGTTTTGATTTTTAAAAGGTTATTATTTAGTTTTGTGTAAGGGTGTTGATGTTGGGTTCTTTTAAGCAAGCCAAACAAAATGTTCACTTTTTTTTCTAGTTGTATTATTTAGATTGATGTTTTCATTTATCATGTCACGCATGATTTGGTCAACATGGTTCATTTTTAAATGTATCAAAATGTGCTGTGTTAATTCCATCATATTTTCAGGATAAAACAAAAATGATATTTTGTCCATCATTCTCTGAATTGAACCAACTGAATTATCTCCTGAAACTTTAAATAAATTGTAACATAATGTTTTTAATTCATTTGTTGAATAATATGTTGCAATTCTTTTTGCTGTTTCTGTGTCACTTGAATTATTGTGTAAATTTTTCATGTTTAGTTTTTTTTTTTCGTTAATTATTATGATGCAAATATACAAGCCTTTTACACAATAGCAAACAAAATGTTAAAAAGATTTATTTATCTTTTAACCTAGTAAACAAGCTTTTTTTGAAAGTTTTTTTAATATCATGTTTTTTTAATGCTCATTTTTTGCCTCTTTTTTAGGTGGTAATGGTTGAAAGTTTGTTTTTTGTGGTTTTGTTGGTGGTTTTTTATTATTCCTTTTTAAGTAATAGAGAGCGCGCGTGATAACAAAATTTTTGACATAGCAATACAAAAAGCAAATTATTTTTAAAAAAAATCTTATATAAAAATATCTCACTTGAAAAAATATTAATGCATAAAGTTATGAACAAAAAATTTTGAACCTATCACTTGCATCTACATTGACTGGCAAAACCTACAAAAAAAAATTATGCTTGTAAACCTGCGAAATCACGAAAATCCACCTATAGGAGATGTTTGGCAGTTTCATGGCAGTTTCAGCAGTTTCACAGCAGTTTCAACGGCAGTTTCATGGCAGTTTCAGCAGTTTCAAAAGAGAAAAAGTTTTAAAAAAAAATAAAAAGTTTTTGAAAAAAAAGAAAAAGAAAATTTAAAAAAGTTTTAGAAATAAATTTAAAGAATAAAAATATTTAAAAAATTATTTGATTTGCATATACCAATCCAGAATGGCGATACACTCATCCAATCCTTTTACAACCTTAGCAAAGTAACCTGCTTCATTAAGGTCTGCTACCCATTGTTTCTGCTCTTTGGATGGGTAACCTGTCTTATCAGCTTTAATCTCTAAGAACAGCCCTGCATACTCACTATTGACCTTCAGTACCTGCATATCAGGAAAGCCTTTAACATAGCCAGTTTTCTTAGCCATTATAGCTTGAGTCATTGATGTCCTTATACCACCTAGAGATGCACAGTATCTTGTTTCAGGGTAAGATAGTTTAATGTATGTGCAGAACGCTGACTGTACTCTTGCTTCTTGTTTCATAGCCATACCCCCTATCCCCTTACCCCCTTATCCCCTATCCCCTTCGTACCCCCTATCCCCTTATCAGTATAGGTTGTTCCTTTAAGTAGTTGATACATTAATGGTTGAGATACTTCATACTTCCTAGCCATAGCAGATATAGTAACTTTACTCTCAGATGTATTGAACTCTAGTCTTATTGCATCAGCTTCAGCAACAGTAAACTTTCTTCTTGAGTAACCACCACCTCTCTTATCTTTTCTATCACCTACCTTTATCTTTCTTATCTTTGGCATAATTTAATATTCATCATCAAACCTATCAGTAGTTTCACCATATTGGTATTCAACATCAACATTCGTTATAGTGATGTCTACTTTGTCTCGGTTCTTTTTATTTAAGTAACATATCCTGTCTATCAGTTCTGTATCTTTCTTTATCTCCTCTATGTTAGAGGTTAGTGCAAATGTATCTAATATACCAACAGTAACCTTCCTTGTTACAGCAGCTTTATTCTTTATCTCATACGATACAAATACCCTAAATATCGGTTTCTTCATTCTTAATCTTATCTAATTCAAACTCAAGATGATTGATTGCTTTCTGTATGCACTCAACACTTGTAGTGTGCTTCCTTTTTGCTCGGAGCAAATATGTTGTGGCAGTACCGATATTATAGGATAAATCAAAATCTTCAATTACTTTCCTAGCCTCATAACCATACACTTTACCAATGTAGTAGTTAGGAATCTTATCCTTACTGTAGTCTAGCTCATCTGCTCTGTTATAAACTTGCGTTGACCAATTGTACTTCTCGGAACATTCACAAGCATCGAAATGCTCTTCACACCTTGGGCAGTATTCGGTAATTTCCTCGAGTTCATCCTTGCTTAATAGCATCTTAGGATTAATCTCACCTCCACTCCATTTACTATCCTTGTCTTTTACTACATCATCCTTCCAAGTACTACTTGTATTCCGTCCCTGCTCGTAATAATGCTTACTATGCTTTTCGCTCATATCTTTATTATAAATACCATATTCATTTCTTCTTATTGTCTAACGCTTCTTTAGCATCTTCTAGAGTTGTTTTAAATGCGTTTTGACGTTCTCTTGCAACTCTATCATTTAAGTCCTCCATACCATCCATTATTATATCTTCATCCAATATAGTGTCATAGATTCTATCGTGAGCAAGTCCTCCTGTTCTTGTAACAACCTTATCTCTCTTTGGCATATTATCCATCTTCCATGCTATTCTTTCATTCTCTTTTGTTCTCAATCTACTCACTATAATATTCATTACTATAAGTAAGAAAGCTATAAAAAGTACTACCACTGCTATTAGGTTTAGGTACATCATTTTGTTAATATTTTTAATAATTGAGTTGAAGTATATATGCGGTCATCTCCGTCATAATTTTCATATATCATTGTAAAGTTATCATCCTTCCAAGTCCATAAAGACCTTACATTCTTTTTGATATTGTCTTTCAATATCCATTTAATTGTTTTGTATGTTCTTTCTTCTTCTTTCATATTTTTATATATATTATAACCATCTCAACATCACACTCATCATTAACACAACTACTATTTGAAACTATACCATCATCCTCCTCACCATAATCTTCATAGTCATTATCACCACCCCATATTAATTCTTTTTCACACTTTGGACATTTCATAGTTTGTTTTTTAGCCATATATTTCATTAGGAATACTCTGCTGTAAATCATCAATCTCCTTGCAATGACTTACATATTTCCAACACGATTCAAGATTTGGCAGGATGTTATTCCACTCTAAATCTGATTCTACTTCGTTTATATCCTGTATTGCACCTTGTAATTGCCAATACATTGTATCGTTATAGTCCCCTCCTGATTGATTGTCAAATGCTTTTTCAATTTTATTGTACAATGAAATACATTTTTTTTTAGCTATTTCGCTCATAATTATTATTTTTTTAATCGTATCAGGGTGGCATCTGAAAACCACCCCTTTACTACACAGGTCTGAAAAATTAAAGCTTTTAGGTCTTACCCTTTATTGATTAATTATTTCCTGAGTATTTGTCATTAGTCTTGTTGAGGTGGAAATCTATCTGTATAAACATTCCTATCATACTTCCTCGCCTCTCTGCTCTTATCGTTTCTATCGTTTAATCTTTTCCATCCAAACTGCATATAGTATGTTAAGTCAGAATTAATAACTTCTGGCACTTTGAACTTCTCTATCTTTTCTTGCTCTGTGTTTTTCATTGTACAAATATATAAAAATAATTCAATTTTATACTATTTAATTTCTAAAACTTTTACCCTTGATAACCACCACCTTACACTTCCTTAGCCTATCTAAAGTTCTTTCATCATACCTTTTCGTTAAATCTTCTGCATCTAAATTAGTCGTTATTAGTAAAGTCTTTGAACTATCCTCAGCATAAGAGATTGCATCAGCCACTGCATCTATCTTAGTTCCATAATCATTCTTAATACTCTCAGTACCTAAGTCATCAATGATAATAAAAGAAGCATCACTTCTCTCTATAGCACCAAGTTCTTTAGCTGGTATACTTTTCATACTCTTATTTGTTTTCGTCCTAAAGATTGCAGGGATAACATAGTTTAGTATTGTAGACTTTCCTAACCCACACTCACCCATTAGCATTAAACCCCTTCCTTTCGTGTCTGATAACCAATCTATTATCTCATCATAAGAATCTAAATGCTTATAAACATCAATCGTTCTATCGTAATGCTCAAATGCTTTAATGAACATTTCTTTCAATTCTTCTTTAGTTCCTAACTTATACCTATTGTACATCTTAGGTTGTAGGAAATTTTCTATCTTAAATGTATCTTCTATTGTTCTCATTGTTTTAGTTTTTAAAAAAGCGTTAAATTTTTATCATCTCTCATTTCCTTAATAGGTTTTAATAGCTCCTCATAACCACTCAATCCTTTGCCTATATATTCGTGGCAATAAGAAGCTCTTGATAATCTTGTCTTAACTAATTTATCACTACCAAAGTCTTTACGAACTTTTAGGTTTTTTGACGTTGGTCTAAATAAATCACTACATTCTCTGTACTCACCTAATGCTGGGCTTATAGTTTTAGTAAAAACCCTTTTATCTTTATTAACCAAAATAGAAGAAGTAAACTCACTAACCTTACTCCCAATACCCATTCCTTGAAAATCAGGAAGAACAACTGTCCTACTTAAACCATAAGCATTAGGGACTGCTCCTGTTGGTTGAGGTTTGTATACACATATAGCTACAGGTTTATCATTCCATTCAAATAATAAATAACCGAATCCTTTACTACATTTCTCCGTTAAATAGTGATGCTTTTTAAAGAAGTCCCAAGCACCATATTCAACTCTACTAACTTTAAGTTGGATTTTTGGTTTACCTTGCCGAAGCCATTCGCCTCTCACGAGTGCGCCTCCTTTTTGTGGTGAACAAGTCCAATCAGGCATTAGCCATTCCATAATGTCATAATGACAACTAGCCAAAACTATTTTCTTTTTTGTTTTCCTTATGTATTTTTGCAGCGCAAAACTCATAGCTCTCGCAACATCTCTATCTACAACGCTTGTATATTCATCAATCAGAATTACCTCTCCATCTTTAGCTTTTCCAACCTTGTATGCTAATTTTGCTCTATACTGCTCACCATTACTAAGTAGTCTGAATGGTCTTAACCAAGTAGGTACAGAACTTAAACCCATACTTGTAAGTAATAATGCTGCATCACTTGGTTCTATCCAATCAAAGTTACTTATCAAAGGTTTATCATAATTAAAATTGCTTTCACTTAGCTTACCTAATTTTTTAAGTATAGATGTTTTCCCACACCCACTACTACCCCAAATAACCCCAATATTCCAATCAAAGTTTTTAGCATCCCCTAGACTATAATGAATTTCAACCTCAGTTTCATCTCTGTTTTGTATATCAAAAGAATCATATACGTACTCTGTATATTTATCGTTATCAATTTTACTACTCATTTTTATTGTTCCCATAATTTTAGTTTTTAAAATGAACCATCTCCATAATCCTTACCTTTAGTATGTCTATGTGATGTAGTTCTATCGTTAGTATTAGTGTTATTGTTTCTGCTTTTTTCCCACGTAATTATGCAGCTTTTCCAACTTTTCATTTTGTTCTTTCCTATTTTCCAATCTTTAGATTCATAGAAATGATAAAATGTTTCTGCATCTACAGAATTTTTTCTTTCTAAACAATATTCTTTAATATCAATTACTGTTGGTTTTTTAAAACTCACACTACCCTTTGTAGTATTACTATTCATAGTATTAATACTTGTAGTATTACTCTTTCGATTTTTATCGCATAGGTCTTTAGATATTTTTAACATACCCTTATCGATTATTTTAACATACCTATGTGATATTTCTCGTGTACCCTC